TTGACGTAGCCGTCGCGGTACGAGATACCCATGGCTCGCTTGAACCGCGACGACTACGTCAACCTGCCGAACAAGACGTTTGAAGGCCGGCCGCTGCAGTTCTGGTGCGATCGCCAACTCAACAACCCCGTGTTGTACTTGTGGCCCGTGCCATCAGCCCAGTTCATCACGGCTCAAGTCGTTATCTGGGTCAAGCGATACATCATGGACGTTGGCACCATGACCCAAGAGATTGAAGTGCCGCAGCGCTGGTATGACGCCATCGTGTACCTGTTGGCAGCTCGATTAGCTGAGGAGACCCCGACAGTGGATCCGCAGATGATTGCTATCTTGGATCAGAAGGCTCAACGCGCTCTGCTTGAAGTCGAGGGCGAAGAGCGCGACAATTCTCCCATCTACATGACTCCCAACATTGCGGTCTACACACGATGAGCATCTACTTGGACACTCGCGGGCGTAGCACATTGGGCATTGGCCTCTGCGCTCGTTGCAGCCGCAAGATGAGCTTGGATGAACTGTTTTCAGATCCCAACTCTCCCGGGCTGAGGGTGTGCCGTGAAGACCTCGATCAACTCGATCCTTACCGTTTGCCGCCTCGTCAGCCTGATCAAATTACTTTGCCTTTCGTGAGGCCAGACTCGCCACTCAACACAAACCCAGCTGGACTGGTCACTGAGGACGACAACAGCTTCTTGATTGGCTCAAACGACGAGTACCTGATACCATGACCGTACCATCAAACCTCGTACCAACGTCGATCACCCAGCTGCCCGTCGCGCCAAACCCGACGTCGTCAGCTACGATGGTCTGCGTGATTGGCGGCATCACTTACCAGGTGCCGTTCATCGACTTGCAATCCACCGTCTCTGTTCCGGCATCACGCCGGATTGACACAGGCGGCGGCCTCCAGGGCGGTGGCGACCTGTCTGCTGACCGCACCTTGAGCATTGTGACTGGCGGCGTGACTAGCGACAAACTGGCCGACAGCGGCGTCGCGGCCAATACGTATGGCTCTGGGACCATGATTCCAGTTCTCACAGTAGACGCCAAGGGCCTGGTCACGAGCGCGACAGAGACAGCCCTAGTCATTTCTGGGTATGTTCCTGACACCCGCCAAATCATTGCTGGCAGCGGTTTGACAGGCGGCGGCAACTTGCAGGCCGATCGGACGCTTGCCGTCGACTTTTCTGCAAATCCTCCTGAGGCCTTGGGCACTGCTTCGGCCGGATCGGCTTCGGCCTCTTCACGCGGAGACCACGTCCACCCAGCCCTCAACTTTGCGAACCTGACTGAATACACCGGCCTGCTGCCATTGACACGCGGCGGAACCGGCATGCAGATCACAAACCTGACATCCGGAGCCATCTGGTACTCCAACGGAAGCAACGGCTTTTTGCAGACGGTTCAGGGCGCAATTGGCCAAGTGTTGGTCTCCAACGGATCCTCGGCTCCAAGCTGGGGATCAGCTTTGATCGTCTCCAACCAGCCAGCCAATTTCGTGTACGCCGGCCCAACATCAGGATCGGCTGCGCCAACCTCTTTCCGTTTGCTCGTCAATGAGGACATTCCAAACATCCTGACTGGCAAGACGCTGAATGGTTCCCTGAACAGCTTCAGCAATATTCCAAATGCCGCTCTGGTCAATTCATCCGTGACTTACAACGGCGTCAACGTGGCTTTGGGCGGATCCGGTACCATCACGGCAACGGCAACAAACGCCTTGACAATTGGAACAGGCCTGTCTGGCACCAGCTACAACGGCTCAACGGCCGTGACGATTGCGATTGACAACACTGTTGCAACCCTGACGGGCAACCAGACGCTCACAACAAAGACGATGAGCGGGTCTAACAACACGTTCACCAACATTGGCAACTCGTCTTTGGTGAACAGCCAGATCACACTGGGCACGACCAACATTGCCTTGGGCGGTACGTCACTCGCGCCTGTAGGCTTGACAAGCGTCACGGTGACCCAAGACCCAACGACGAACTTCCAGTTGGCAACCAAGCAGTACGTCGACACGCTTGTTTCTTCTGGCGTTCACTTCCATGAGCCTGTCCGGGTTGAGTCTCCAATCAACCTGAATGCAACGTACAACAACGGAGCTGCTGGTGTCGGGGCCACCTTGACTAACGCAGGGGCCCAAGCGGCCCTGGTCGTTGATGGTGTCGCTGTGGCTGTGAATGACCGCGTCTTGGTTTACCAGCAGACTGATCAAACGCAGAACGGCGTGTACGTCGTGACAAGCATCGGTTCGGGATCAACCAACTGGGTTTTGACGCGTTCTGCAGACGCAGACACCTACGGGCTGGTTGGGCCAGACACACTTGGCGAAGGCTCAACATTTTTTGTTCAGCAAGGCGCAACAGGAGCTGGTGAAACTTACACCTGCAACACGGCCGGCGTCATTGTGTTTGGCACGACCAACATCACGTTTGCCCAGATTTCAGCCGCTCAGATTTACTCTGCAGGCACTGGCCTAACACTGACAGGCACGCAATTCAGCATTTCCAACACGGCAGTCACAGCAGGCTCTTACGGATCGGCCACCCAGGTCGGGACGTTTACCGTCAACGCTCAAGGCCAACTGACGGCTGCAGCCAACACGACAGTCACTCCTGCCCTTGGATCAATCACAGGCTTGGGTACTGGAGTTGCTACATTCCTTGCAACCCCGTCGTCAGCAAACCTTGCTGCAGCTGTTACAGATGAAACAGGCTCTGGCGCATTGGTGTTTGCCAACTCGCCAACGCTGGTGACTCCAGCCCTTGGAACTCCGGCTTCAGGCGTGCTGACCAATGCAACCGGCTTGCCTTTGACAACTGGCGTGACAGGGACGCTTCCAATTGCAAATGGTGGTACAAACGCCACGACAACCCCAACAGCTGGAGCCGTGTCTTACGGGACAGGCACCGCTTATTCCTTCAGCCTTGCCGGTACAACCGGTGATTTTTTAATCTCAGGGGGTACTGGTGCCCCTACATGGACTAGTACAATTTCCGGAGGAACTTACGCATGACCACGATCCTGATCAAGAAAAAGGACACTGCAGGGGTCCCTGCCCCCGGTGACCTGACCAACGCGGCTGGCGGCACTGAAATTGCCGTTAACACAGCAACCAAGCGCATCTACACCAAGGACAGCGGCGGAAACGTTGTTGAACTTGGCACGAATCCAAGTGCTATCACTGGCAACTTGCTATTCAATCCGGATAATTCGCTGGACATTGGAGCTTCAGGAACAAGCCGTCCCCGCAGCCTGTTCCTTGGCACCAACATCACCGTTGGCTCCTTGACCTCCACTCGCGTGCCATACGCATCAACAGGTGGCTTGCTGGTTGACTCAGCCAACATGACCTTCAACGGCACCCGCCTGACGGTTGCCGACCTTGCTGATTCGGGATTGACCGCTGGGCGCGTGACCTACGCCAGCAGTGGGGGCGCTCTGGTTGATTCAGCCAACCTGACGTTTGATGGCACCACGCTGACCGCCAACGCCCTGACCACCACATCCACGGTCACGATCAACGGCGGCACAGCCAATGGCGTGGCCTACCTGAACGGCAGCAAAGTCCTGACCACGGGGTCTGCGCTGACGTTTGATGGGACGACAATAACCAATACAGCTTCCGCCTCATCCGCTCTTGCTGTTACTGGAAAATCGCTGGTGTTTTACAACGCATCTACAAGTGATGCTCTGCTTCGTGCTGCGGACGATTCATCGACTGTTACAGCAATTGGCTTCAACAAAACGGACGTCAAGTTTTACTCATCCGGCTCCGAACAAATGCGCCTGACCAGCACAGGTCTGGGGATTGGGACGAGTTCGCCTGCTTACAAATTGGACATGACTGTCACGGCGGCAAACAACGCCGGGATGAGGATTTACAACAGCACGGCTGGCACAGGCAATGGCTGCGGAATTTCATTCTCTGTGGCAAACGGATTTTCAAGCACAAACCAACACGCAGCAATTCAAGCCATCAGTGAAAGTTCAGGCAACACCACAACAGCACTTGGTTTTTACACAAGTGGTGGTTCAAACACAGGTAACGCCACCGAACGGATGCGCCTCGACTCCTCCGGCAACCTCGGCTTGGGGGTTACGCCGAGTGCTTGGAGCGGTGTAAGCAATGTTTTCCAGCTTAAAGGCAATGCTTATGTAGCAAGCACTACCCATGTACTAAACCACACGGCAAACGCTTTTTTCAATGGATCAAACTGGATATACACATCCACCAATTTTGCAGGTCAAGCTGAGCAGGTCAACGGCGAACATCACTGGTACACAGCCCCATCTGGCACAGCAGGTAACGCCGTTACCTTCACTCGAAGGATGACGCTGGATGCGAGTGGGAATTTGCTTCTTGGGACAACTTCAAGTTCTTACGTCAGTTCCAATAGAGCAAGTTTTGTTGTCAACGGGACAAACCAATCAATATTGGGCTTGGCAACTGGTGGAACAAATAAAGGATATCTGTATTCGGACGGAACAAACATTCTTTTGTATTCCGAGTCTGCATCGGGTTTTATGGGGTTTGGAACCAACAACACCGAACGCGCCCGTATCGACTCCAGCGGGAATTTGCTGGTGGGGACTACGAGCAATCCCACTGCAAACCGTACTTTGGGGTTTTCTGCAAATTCAGGTGGAAATGGTATAGATATACTTCAAGTTGCCAATACGACTGATTGGGCCATAAATTCCACCAGCGGAAACGTAATTAATTTTTATTCCGACAATGGATCGGCGCTTGTTTATGCAGGATCAATTAACGTAAACGGGGCTCTTACAGCATACACATCTGTCTCAGATTACCGACTCAAAACTGTTATCGGCCCTGTAGCTAATGCCGGACAGCGCATTGATGCGCTGCAGCCTGTTGATTACACATGGAACGCTGATGGCTCACGCACTCGCGGCTTCTTGGCGCACCAATTCCAAGAGGTGTATGCAGCAAGCGTGACAGGAACCAAAGACGCTGTTGATGCTGAAGGCAAGCCCGTGTACCAGCAAATGCAAGCCAGCACATCTGAGGTCATTGCCGACCTTGTTGCTGAAATCCAATCCCTCCGCGCCCGTGTTTTAGCCCTCGAATCTAACTAAGGAACCACCATGACCATCGCATACAACTGGAACATTTCCGAAACCAACTACGAAACCGCCAACGGTTTCATCACCACAGCGCACTGGCAATGCACAGCCGTGGACGGGGGCTACACAGCCGCTATTTACGCCACATGCTCATGGGCTGATGGCACTCCCACAATCCCCTACGCTCAGGTGACCATGCAAGAAGTGCTTGACTGGTGCTGGGCATCTGGCGTGGACAAGACAGCCACTGAAGCTGCATTGGCCCAAAACATTGCATTGCAAAAGAACCCCGTCACAGCCACCGGAACACCATGGAGCCAAGCATGAACGATCAAGACGTCACAGTCAAACTCAGCCTGATGCAAGGCATCTTGGGGTACCTCGGCACTCGCCCCTACGGTGAAGTGTTCCAGATCATCCAAGCCCTGCAAGAGCAAGTGTCCCCACAAGTCGCTGTGCCTCAAGAGGCTGTGGAGCCAAAATGAAACTGCTTGCCCTCGCCGTCTGCGCCGTGGCCCTGACAGGCTGCGCGACCAACTCGGAGTACGCTGCCTACGCTGATGCCCACAAAGCGCAAGCAGCAGCCCAAACAGCACGCTATCAAGCCCTTGCTGAGATTGCCAAGCAAGGTGACACCACAGCCAAAGTCGCTGCTGTCATGTCCTTGCAAATGGGGGGT